TAGTGATATATGTGAACGGAAGGTTTAGGCTTATCAAGTCCAACCTGCCTAGTTCTGTGCAGGGCGATGCGGATATGCAACGTAAGTTACTATTGCTCATGGCTCACAAATATCGCTTCTTCGATTGGGGAAACAAGCTTCCAGAAGAAAAATTTGAAGAAATTAACACTTATGTATACAGTTTAGTTCAAGACTTATACGAGGAATAAACAATGCCCAAACGTGCAGATAAAGCTACAGGAAAGAGTACGCTGAAACATAGGGGGCAAAGCCGCAAACAACAGGGAAATCCAGGAACTAAGGCTTATAAGGCAGAGACTGAAAAAGTCAAGCCTAAGACTATGAAAGACCGTGGTCCTGGTTCAGCGTTTGCCAATGCTCTCTATAGGAGCGAAGCTGCTCGTCTTAAGGAAGAGTCAAAGAAACCAGGAAATCTGGGCTATAAAGAAACACTTCCTGTTGGCCCGCAAGCAAAGAATAAATCTTTGACTAAGTATTTGAAAAAAGGCAAAAAATAAATGCTTGAGGATAAGAAGAATTCTCCTAAAGATAAAACCCCGAATAACTCTACTCAGCAGACTCCAGTAGTTAGGCCAACGAGGACTTCTACTAAGAAGAAAATCCTGACAGCGCTTAAAAACAAGGATGCTCTGGAAAGCAGTCTATATGTGGATGCTCATAAACTTGTCAATGTTTATAAAGAGTTATTTAAGAAAAAAGGGCACAATATTATCGAGAATTCTAAAAATCTAAAGAAATCAAGGAGTAAAAAATAATGGGTGTCGGACGTAGACTTGTTCAACTACTCCATAAAATTGTGGATGATGTTAGAGACAATATTCCCCGCAGAAGGCGTGTGGATCTCCGAGAAGAAACTCTCCAGGATTCTCGCGGCGCTTACGGGGCTATCAGAGGACTGCGTCGGAGACAGGAAAGAGATCTGGGTCAGGATTTTTTCGAGGCCAAGATTCCTAGAGCCTGGGAAGCCGATGTAGATATTGAAAGAGTAGACTTTGGTGGTGGTGACTTTGGTCTCCGCATTACCTTTAGCGAGTCCATTCAGGCTATCGACAGAGGTTTCATTGCTGGTGACGAACTACAGATCATCGAAGACGGTTCAGCTCTTGAGGGCCAACGTTTCGTGGCAGTTGAAGAGGTGAATACGGGCGATGTCGCCGCTGGTAAGGTTCGCGTTGTTTCCGCAACGGTTCTAAGACTTCCGGATGACGCTGGTTGGGTAGATGAGTTGGGACCAAGGGTTCAAGCTCGTTTAGCGGCTGGTGCTCGCCAATAATAGTCAACTTTCGAAAGGAGATAAATAATGGCAGAGAAACGTAAAGTTTCGGATAAGGCTTTTGCGCTTAAGCATCGTGGCAAAAAGCTTCATCAAGGTGAGAAGGTCGGTATGCCCGAGCCTCTGGCCAAAGAAGAAGTTGCCAAGAGCCTGAAAAAGAAAAAGAAATAACTTTAGGAGAAGGGGAGTTAGGTTGTAGTTCGATAGACCTGGTACCGGGCAGAACAAAACAATGCAACTCCCCTCCCTTTAATTTAGGAGAGAGGAAGTATGTCCTTTAATCTCGGTGTTCAAAACTATCCTGGTGGTTATCTAGGGGGATTTGGATTTGGTACAGTAGGTATCTATCTATACGAAGATATCTATTATCGCCAGTGGATCACCGAAATTGCTTTAGCCTTTTATGAGGGCCGACAAGACGAATTCGTGTGGTTGGATCTACTAAAGCAGTTTAGGAATCCTGAAAAGCAGCAAATTCTACCCCTTAATCTCACTAAAGAGATTATAGATGAAACTGCTATTTTGTACCGAGAGCCACCTATCTATATAGTTAAGAGTCGCAAAACTGGTAAGCCTCTGAAGAGAGATCAGAAGCTTTGGGAGAGGATCATGCAAGACAGCCGGTATTTGCAGACCATGGATAGGGTGGACAGATGGTGTAGGCTTTTAGGTACAGTTCTATTAAAAGTATCGTTTATTGACGAATCCACCGGACAGGTAGTATCCAAGACTGAAGGGGGAAAAGTCCAGCTTGATGTACTACACGGTGGTGTATATGATATAAAATATATAGATAGCCCCTATTATATTTCAGAGTTGTTGATCGGTTTTGGTCAAGGATTTATGGGATTTAATAGAGGGGCAGGCGGAATGGGCCAGACCCGAAGAGGTCCTTTAGGACAACTTACGGGCGTTGGTGCAGGAGCTGTAGGTAAAGTTGGCGGTTCCCAACATGGACAGATAAGTACTATTTATTGGTCACCTACCTCCCATAAAGTAGAGAATGAAGAGGGTAAAACGCTGCATGACGGTGATAATCCTTATGGAATGATCCCCGCAGTACCGTTCTTTAATTCTGATCCGGCTCATTATTATTTTCTACCTATCAATGAGCCCCTTATATATGCAAATCATGCTATAAATATGCGTATTACGGATCTGAACCATATCGCTAAGTTCCAATCATTTGGTATTCCAGTTCTTTCGGGGGTTGAAAGAGGCACTTCTATCCGTAGAGGTAGGCCAGTGGATGACTTCAACTTCTTTAGGGCTGGCTCCGCTTCTCGCAGCCACGTTGGAGCTATAGCCAGATTTGGTCAGGGAGCCCAGTTTCGCACATTCGATAATAGCTTTGGTTTCTTTGCTGACGGAAACGCAGATGCAAACGCCGTTGGAGCAAGTATCGGACCAGATACAGCCATAGCTGTTGGAGAAAAAGGTGATTTCAAATTTGCCCACCCCCAGGCAGATATCGTTGGGTTGACCAAAACTATCCAGCAATTTCAGGATTGGGTACGTGTAAATCATGGTCTTAATCCTAAAGGCGGATCTTTTGATCAACCTCAAAAAGAGTCTGGATTCAGCAAAATGCTGGAGAAGATAGGTGTTCTAGAGGAAAATGTTCGACGTCAGAAACTCTTTATGGAGCGGGAGCAGCAACTCTTCGATACCATTAGGAAATTGTGGAATACCCACTACTCTTCTGGATCAGATCGTTTTGATGATGATGCCTATCTAGAAATCAACTATGTAGAACCCCATTTTCCTACTGATCCTCTGACCAAGATCAATCTCCTTGAGGGGGAGAGAAAAATTATTGAGTCCGGAGATCGTAGAGCTATCCATGAGCTGTATAAGCATAAATCTCCTGATGAGATTGATGAACTTATTCGCCAGTACCATAAAGATAGAATGGAACAAATGGATAGGGAGCTGGAGTTGATGAAGAAGCAGTCCAAGGCTATGGATGCTATGGGCCTACAGTATAACGCTGCTGAGACTCAGACACAGTACAATGCGAGTGTTAAAGCCAAGGGAGCAGACCCTTCTGCGTCGAGTCAGGACAATCGTACCAAACACTCTGTAGATAGTTCTAAACAGAAAGGTAAGAATCTAGATACTCGTAAAAAGCAGAAGTAAGAGGAGAGAGCGGCAATAGCCGCTAAAGGGAGGATCGCATGTCAGTTACTCATCAATTAGTGTTGGATACTGTTCCAGCTACTTTCGCTATAGACGAAGGCACTGAAGATCAGATGATCAAGCTCCATAAAAAGTGGAGACAGAAAGTCTTCTATGGAAAAAGTAAGACTATCAGTATCCCAAATCCGGATGATTTGCCTGCTGATGTCCGCCCAGAAGCCGTTATCGGCATCAGGGTGGTTAGGATTCCGGAAGAAGAGCTACTAAGACGGCGGGCAATGACAGACCCTAGAGCCAGGATGTTCTTAGAGAAGACAGGTCAATTCGAGGAGGGAATTGACTTATTGGACAAGGGTATGAAATAAATCCGAGTAGACCTCGGTAAGGGTTAATTTTAAACCAGGGTAGACCCCAAAGGAGGCGAAATGCCAGATCTGCTTGACACCCTCGGAAAAGAGGCGGAAGGCGCCAATGCTGACGCTAAGGCGGCTAAAGCTGACAACGATATGTTGGATGGAGAGCCCAAAAAAGTCGATTTAGACAATGTTGAGCCTACTCCACCCACGGACGAGGGAAAAGAGAAGAAGACCGCTGAACCAGCAGAGGACAAGGACAGTCCTTATAAGGATTGGACGGTCAAAGATTTCGAAAAGGCTCTCAAGGACGCACGCAAAGATGCGGGTAAATACCGCACCAAAGCAAAAGACCTTGAGGAGCAGATGGATTCTAAGTTAGAATCTGTTATTCAAGAAATCGATAGTAAATATGCTCCTCTTAAAAAGAAAGCTGCTGAGTTTGACAAAATCAAAGCTGAGCAGGAAGATAAAAAGAGGGACATGTCAGAAAAGCTGGCTCACCGGGAATCTCTAATTCGTGAATTAGAAGAGCGACTGGAAGCAGCCAAAGACTCTTCTCATAAGGAGAAGGTCGCATTACAATCAGAGCTAGACAAAGTAAAGGGCTCTCTAGAGGGTCATTTGGCCTACTACAGAGAGCAGCTTGACAAAGAGATGGAAGCAATTCCAGCTCAATGGAAAGAAGTTGCCGATGCTATGGTAAAAGGCACAAATGATACAAGAGAAGCTCTGGCTCTCATTCGTGATGCCAAAAATAAGAATTTCTTCGGAGATAAAAAGGTAGAAGTCTACCATGGAACTCCTAATAAAGCCAGTGATGGTGCTAGAATGAGTTCCCAACCAACCGAAGACCAAAAGAAAGATATGAAGTCAAAAGATAAGATTAAAGCCGGTCTGAAAGGTCTAGTTTCCGAGGTAAAGACAACAAGAGGTAAGTTCGGTATCTAACCTAGACAGAGGTAATTAATCAATGGCACAAGTTGTGACTCTCACAGAAGCTGCAAAACTCTCTAATAACCTTTTGGTTGAGGGCATTATCGAGGATATCGTTACGGTTGATGATTGGTATCAATATCTTCCGTTCGTGGTGTTTGAGGGCTTAGCCTATACTTTCACCCGCGAAGCAACCCTCGCTAAAGCTGATTTTGCGGCTCCCGGCACTTCCCTAGCTGCGGCTAAATTTCAGGGCGGTGCTACGTTCCAAAATGTGAACGTGAACCTGGCAGCTATCATTGGCGACATCATTCTCGATGGTCAAATCGAGGATCAACTCTCCGATCACAATGATCAACTTCAAGTGCAGATTTCTTCCAAAGCGAAGCAGATCGCACGTATTTATATGAACGCGATTATCAACGGTCGTAGGGTTCCAGGTGGCGCTTTGACGCAAGCCAACAGTGGTCCTATCGGCATCGAAGCCAAATTCGACGGCATGAAGAGAATTCTTGAAGCCGAAGCTGGCAATGTCGATGACGTCAACCATCCTTTCTACAACACTGGCGCGTCCACTCAGACTTTGGCGCTCGTTGAGGATGATCCTTCATCTTCGCGTAACGGTCGTCCAGGTCGTGTGTTCTCTCTTGAAGATTTGGACAATCTGATTGACCGTATTACGGTTGGTCGTCCTGACTTTTTGATGATGAACGCCCGTGAGATCCGGACGCTGCGCGTTCTCTTGAGGAACACCGGTGGTGGTACGGATGCGTATCAAGTTCAACAGCAGGGTCTTGGTAATATGAAGCCTATGCTTTTCTATCAAGATATTCCTATTTTCCGTAATGACTTTGTTTCGAAAGAAGACGGCGTCAACTTGATTGATACCGGTGCTGTTGCGGCTGTTGGTGCAACGACTATTACTACGGCTGAAGACTACAGTGGTGGTCTTCCTGCGGCTTTGACCGCCGGTATCGCTGCTGGTACGGCTGAAGTTAGAGTTCGTGACGACGACGCTATTCTCCGGCGCTGGAAAATTACGGCAGCTACTGCGGCTAACCCGTCAGTGTTGACCGTGACTGCGACTGGTCAATTTTTGGACGTCGAAAATAACCGTGTTGAGAGCGTGTTAGCTCCTAACGACGGCTCTCTCAGTCTCGTAGCAGAAACGTATGAGATTTTTGAGAGAGCTGACGGCTCTACCGTTTACGCTGGTAAATGGGGTGAGTACGAAGGCGTTGTGGGCTTTACGTCCGCTCAAAATGCTGGTCTTAAACTTGAGTATGTCGGTCCCCGTGAAGATGAGAACGCCTATCAATATCGTCTCAAATGGTATTGTGGTTTCGATCTTTACAACCGTCTTGCTCTTGCTAGGGCTAAAGACGTTCTTCCGCTGGAGGCTTAATCTAGCGTAGAATTTATAGTAGGGGCGGGGCATTAAGCCCCGTCCTTGCTTCGTTTGTTTCGAGGAGGAAAAAATGTACTGGAATCGCAGGGTTACCGACAAAGAATATATTGTCGTGAAGCATCCCTTGCGGGATTCTTCAAATACCTATTATCATGGGATTAAATTTACCCGAGGCTACGCAGTAGTAGCTAAAGGCTCTAAGAGCCATACTTTTATCAAAAGTGCTCCGTTTCTTAAACACCATAAAGAATTCGATCTATCCTACCTAAAAAATATCTTTAGACTCAAAGAAGTTAAGCTAATCTTTGGTCATGATGTTTATCATCATTATCTACAGTCTATAGGCCTGAATGATAATGGATCACCTACAGAAAAAACGGAGGAAAAACCACAAGAAGAACAAATTACCGAAGAAAAAGAGTCAGTTATAGAGACTACCGAAGTAGAAGCTATGCCTGAAGTGCCTGCTCTATGTGAGGAGGATTCTCCACAACCTGTCTTGGAAAAAGAGGAAGAGGCGGTTGACTTAGAAAGCCTGACTCCAGAGCAGAGGGCTGAAGCTCATAAAACTTTAGGACTTTGTTCGTATATCCGTAAAAAAGATGGAAAAGTGTGTGATAATAGAGCATTAAATAGTAGTCCATCTGGCTACTGTTTCGCTCACGTAAGATTTGACCCAGAACGAAGGAAAAAATAAGGAGGAATCATGGGACTTTTACGACTTGACAGACAACGTCTGGAAATTAATATGATTTTGGGTGTGCTAGAGGAGTACAAACCTAGTCCCCAGGTAAAACGGCTTCAAAAACGCTTAGAGCTTCTTCGTAAAAAATATACAGTGGCAATGGAAGAGTTTCGTAAAGTGACTCAGGAAGAAATTGCTCCTGAATTGACTACTATCGAAGAAGAGATCAATGAAATCAATAATGCCGCTTATCCGGAACTCGCTAAAATTCAAAATGGTGAAGTAGCAGAACCTATTAAGCTTAAAAAGGATAAGCCCAAGGATAAACCAGTAAAGAAAGCTAAAAAGAAAGCCAAGAAATAAGAAGGTAAATAATGGGATCTAAGGGTAGCACGGGAGCCGGAGTTCAACATACTTCAAGAGGTCCCACCCAGGGCGTAGCTCTTGTAGGGCCTAACGGAAGACACGTAGATGTTGTAATCGATGGAGACGGCAAGGTTCGGCTTCTCGTTGACGCGAACGTGACTGTTGAAAACGCTACCATTAATGTAGATTTAGATTCCGAGTCTGGCGATAACGTAGCTATTGGAAATATTACTAATTCTGATAAGCTATTTGTACATGCTGACGGTACTATTAGTATCAGATTGCTAGACGAAACTGGAACTGCTTTCTCTACCCTTAATCCACTACCTACCGAAATAGTTATTCCTGCCGGAGGCCTAGAAGTTAAAGTTGAGGCTTCATCTGGGGATACTATCGCTATATCAGGCCACCAGACGCAAGTATTTGACGAGAACGAAGTAACTGTTAATACAGGTGGAAGTTATACTAACGTCCTTACATATGTGGCCCCATTCGATGATACGCATATAACTTTTGCAGAAGTTACAGGTCCAGTAGATTCAGTAGTTCGTATGAGACTAAATGGAACCACTATACGAAAAAGACACCTAACCGCAGGTGCTCCTAACGTAGAATTTCCATTTATTGAACCACGACGGCTCACTTCTGGGCAGTCCTTAACAATAGATGTAAAACCTGACGCAACTCCTCCAGCCCATTTTTCTGGGGTTGAATTCTTTGCGTCAATTCAAGGATTTATCGGCTAAATAGTTGGGAGGATTGGAATCAAGCACAATGAATATTTATAGTAATTTAGGAGAAATAAATGGCTGATTTCAATCAATTTGGAAACCTTGTAGGTGAGTATAATTCATCTTTACCTACTTTATCAGATGGTGATAAGAGATCTCTACAGGTAGACTCTAGTGGTCGCTTAATAGTGGCAGCTAATCTTAATGTAGATCTCGATCATACAGAAGATTCTGTAGCAATTGGTGATGGTACTGATCTTTTAGATATTAATTCGGACGGTAGTTTAACTGTCCGCCTAAGTGACGGCACAAACTCGGCTGTCATTGATGGTTCTGGAAATCTGCAAGTTGTTGAAACTAATAGCGCAGATATCTTAACTTCCCTTCAACTTTTAGACGACGCGGTTTTTGCAGTTGATGATGCTGCCGGTGCTACGGATGCTGGCTTCCAAATCTTGGCAGTCAGAGATGATGCACTAGCAACACTCACTGAGGTGGATGGGGATTATACCCGTCTACGCACCAATGACCGTGGAGCTTTATGGATTAAACCTGATGGTGACATTGCAGTTACCGCAACTGATCTAGACATTCGAGACCTTACACATGTAAGTGATAGTGTATCTATTGGTGATGGCACCGATACATTAGGAATCGAAGCTGATGGATCTATTTTAACACGTCTTTATGATAGTGGTGGTACTGGATTGACCAGTACTCTGGTAGGTGCTGACCAGGCTCTAGATGTTAATGTTGTTCAGACAGTTGAAACCCCTGGTACAGAGGCTGATACCGCTTCCGATAGTGGTGATGATGGCTTAATCGCTATGACTGGTGGTGTGGATACTCTAGTGTCTATTGCTGTCGGAGCTGGCGTGACTTACCACATCAAGGCTTTTCATTGGGCTGCTAGTGAACAGGCAGACTTTAGATTAGAAGTTAGGGACAGTGGTGCTCTTACAGAAACTATACGCAGAAGCCTAAACTCTGGTGCCGTACCTAGCGGAGAGTTCACCTTTCCTACAGATATAGAAGTGACTGGAGCTGTAAACCGTACTTTGGAAGTTCGGGTGAGAAATGCGGCTGGTGATGCTACCGGCCTAGCTCATGCGGCTATTAATGGTTATACAACTTAATAAGTAGTAATATGGCGGATTTTGGTCCTACAGAACAAGAGATAAAAAATGTAGTTAATCCTGAAGAGAACTATTTTGTTCTTATTGACGGGACTAACCCGACCTATAAAGCTGTAGTAGATTCTACTGGGGCTTTGAAAGTTACTGGCGCGGGCGGTGGGGAGCAATACCCCACCGGCCAGGCCGATACCGGAGTCGAAAAAGGCAATATAGCCCTAGGAAGCGACGGGAGTAACTTTTATTACCTTCTCACTAACAATCTGGGTAGACTTCAGGTAGACGTTATTGGGGGTGGGGGAACCTCTGGTCAGCTAGTTCAGGATGGGGATGCAGTCCAAGCAGGCGATGTTGGTCGTATTATAGTAGGTACAGATGGCTCTAATTATCAACATATTGCTGTAGATTCTGCTGGACAATTGCAAATAGATGTTCTTAGTTCTGCACTGCCTACTGGAGCTTCCACATTAGCAGAACAGCAGACGCAGACTACCGCTCTGCAAGCTATTCAGACAGCAGTAGAGATACTGGATGACTGGGATCAAAATGATAGAGCTAAAGTTAGTCCTATTCCAGGCCAAAATGGTATTTCTGCTGGAATAGGACTAACT